TAAAAGCCAAGCCTGAATTAAATATATCTTCAGCAACGTTAATAGATTCGGAGCCATTTGTATAAAGCGTCAGTGTTGGGAACTCCTGACCTATCTTATAAATTGGATTATGATTAAAAGAAATAGAATAGTCAGCAGAGTAAACGGTACCCTCTTGATCCCCTCCTTCTGCTGCGGGAGCTTTTATTTCAGTTTTAAGAGTCGTCAAAGGAGAGTTCACTCCGTGAGCTATACCTGTAGCTACCTCGGGCCCTCCTTGATTGTCTAAGAAAGGAAGGCTGCTGCCACTTATTCTTCCACTAATAGGAAGAGCATCGGATTCATCGAACCCCCCAAAAAAACTAAAAGAAGCACTTGATGTGGAGACAGAATTACTGGCCACATTAAAAGCATAGGAGTTAAGGAAACCTTTACCACTTAAACCCCCACATTTAACAGTTATCCCGGAGCCAGTAGAACCTATCGAATTTTTAATTCCACTAGCTAAATAGTTAATTAAATTTCCTCTATGCCCGTGATTTACCCCAGTTATAGTGGTTAGAAAATTAAAAGAAATATCCCCAACCCTTGGACCTGACGGGGTATGGCCTAAACTTCCCTTCCTTCCTATAACATAAAGAGGTTGGAGAGAGTTGCTGAAGTTTATGCTACAATCTGACGCCAAGAAAATCTCGCTCACTCCGTCATATTCGAGTTCCACCGCCGCCTTATCATAAAATACCTGTGCCATAGCCTTTAGTAGTTAGTTATTACACCTTTTTCACCTCAAAATGAAAGATCTTAAATTAAAATTAACTGCAGCACTACCAGCGTCGCTTGCTTGAAAAGATTCAGACGTTAAGAGCATATCATCGAAAGAATACCTTAATAATTCTATATTAGAATTATTTTTTTTCAAAGTTATCGTAGTGTCTCTAAAAACTGTCTGCTCTGGGACAAATCTCATATTTTTAATCTCATAATCGTCTACTTCCAGCACGAAGTTTACATTTACCTCGATTGGAGTTCCTGCGATTACCCCAGTAGGAGTATCTAAACCCACAGCGTACAAAGGGACTCTAGGGGTTGCTATTTCTACGCTAAAAGAAGTCATTCTATTAGTATTAAACTCATCTAAATTAACCTCCATAGAGTTATACCCTGCTATATTTACCTCACTTGGATAACTGTCAGCAGGAATATTGGTCAACGAACCAGTACCAAATTCGCCAAATATAGTAGAAGAACTGGAAATTGCAGGAATTTCCCCTATAGAACAAGAAGCGCTATATGTTTCCATATAAGCTTCCGTAAAAATAAAATTTTTGGCTCCATAATTGATTACCCCGCTAAAAGGAGCTTCTCCAGTAAAGTTTTGCAATACTTCTGATGATGTAACCGGAGCCTCGGATGATAAAGTGTGAGTTAATAAAGTATTTAACTGTAGATTCGCTGTCTGAGGCCCTTGAGGAGCATATCTTATCCTATTTATGCCTAAATTTGAGAGTGCGGACCCCGCAGCCGAATCATAATTAGCCGTTACCGAAGTTACTCCCTGTATGCCACTACCATTTATAGTGATACTTTCCGCGTCTCTCCTAATTCTTCCTAACATTACCTTATCTTTATTTTACACTCTTTTTTGTGTGTAATATAATAAAAAGGAATAAGGAGAAATGTCATTCGAGAATAGTGTCTATAATGTAGAAACATGGGTTTCCGGCAAAACCTATGCAAAAAACGATGTAGTGGCCCGTATTACTTACGCAGGACTGGTCTCCTCAACCAATAAAGTTCCTAAAACTATCAAATATTATTACAACCTGACAGGGTCAAATACAGGCACGGCTCCTGAATCAGACACAACTAATTGGGGCGGCTTTACCACTGTAAACAATAAAGAAATACCCTTTTTCCTTTGGAAACCTTCCTACAACATATCTACTCGTCACAACCCTGCCGTGACCACTGTAAAATTTGGTAACGGGTACGAGCAGAGAAACCAAGACGGCTTGTTTTCTGGCTTGATCAGTATGGAGGTCACCTTCGAGAAAAGAACTGAACAAGAGGCTCGCGCGATAGTGCACTTTCTCAAGTCTCGCAAAGCGGTAGAGAGTTTTGCTGTAAAAAGCCTACCTAATTTATACTCAGATAATACGAGTGACGGATGGAGAAAAAGGTTCGTATGCCCTTCTTTTACTAGTAATTTTACTTTTTATAACAATTATTCAATAACAGCCACTTTCCGGCAGCAAAATAATTAGAATGTCATCCCTAACTAAAAGTCAAGCTCGATCATCCATTAAGTCCCTATCTTACGAATTGGGTAACTTAACACCGTCTGCGCTAATAGAGCTTTACGAAATAGACCTTTCGACACTTTTAGATGCGAAGTCCTTGCCCAACCTTGTCCCCCAAGCTCAACAAGTTGGTTTTGCTGGGGAAGCAGGAAACGTTTTAAGGTTTCACAATAATATAAAAGTTTTTAATTCTACTATAATTTGGAACAAAAAAACTTACTACCCAGCACCTATTGAAGGAACAGGATTTGAAAACTCTAGCCGAGGAACATTGCCTACTCCGCTACTTACTATTGCCAGCCAATCAGATGATGGAACAAAAATTATCTCATTATTACGTCATCAAATATTAAAAAATGGAGACATTATAGGAGCTAAGGTGACACGAAGAAGAACTTTCGCAAAATACTTAGATTGGGAGAATTTCGAATTTGCCTCCTCAGCCAACCCTACAGGTAAAAGACCCTTCTCCCCTCGCATTCAGGAATTGCCCGAAGGATATGAACCTGACCCTAACGCAGAGCTGCCTAAAGATATATACTTTATAGAAAGGAAAACTGCGGAGAATAAAAAAACTATAGCTTACCAACTTTCTTCAGTACTGGATCTCGAAGGTATAAAAATACCTCGCCGCGTTATTATCGCAGATAAATGCAACTTTTCCTATAGGGGGCCGGGATGCTGGTATCAACACATAGAAAGAGGCATTGAAAACCAAGGGGTAAAATACATAAATGGAGAATACGTAGGGGGACAACAAGACGTCCCAATTTTACAAAAAGCCGAGTGCAACACAACTGACATGAAATTGCCTAACTTAGCTCCTCCTGTTGCCACGGATAAAGACGAGTTAATAGGTAACATAACAGGCAAAGAAACCCCTTACTATACCGGGGATCTTGACATGAGCGAATGGAGAGAAGATTCAGTAAGAAAGAATCAAGACGGAAATCCAATAGTTGATGCTTCTGGGAATGTTTTATCGTATCGCAAGAATGATTTTGTTTATATTAAGAAAAATAAAATCAAATATTATTTTGTAGCGAAGGTAGATATCACTAAAGATATTAATAAAAATAATCCTCCTCCTAATGGTAATTACTGGGTAGCGGATAATTGCTCCAAAAGTTTAAATGGATGCAGGTTGAGATGGGGGGTAAATGGGGCTGTGTCTATCGGCGACAGCGGATGTGAGATAGGTAAGGAAGTAGAAGGAATTAATGGAGGATTACCTTTTGGCGGATTTCCTGCGGCTCGAAAAGTAGGAGGAGGAAGGTAAATGCTTTCCTCTCTTATAAAAGAAAAAATAAAAACTCATGCGTTAAATGTAGCGCCGAATGAATGCTGCGGCTTCGTGTTTGAAAACGATACTCTAGAATGCCGAAATTCGTCTGAAGACCCTACGAGACATTTTTCTATACCTCCTCAGGAGTATTTAAAAGCGTCTCGAAAAGGAAATTTTAATGCAGTTTATCATTCCCACCCAAATGGAGAAGCTAAATTTTCCCAGTATGATAAACAGGTCAGTCAAAACATGGATATAAATTTTGTCATGTATCACAATCCAAGTGATAAATTTTTTATCTATGAGCCGTCCAAAGAAAAAACTTCGCACATAAGCGAAAGATTCTCTTTAGGTAGATCGGATTGTTATATTTTAGTTATTGATTACTATAAAAATTTAGGAATATCCCTTTTGGATATAGAGGGCAGCAGAAACAATGAAAATTGGTTCAAAAAAAATCCAAGTCTGATAAAACAAATTTTCGACCTGAACGCCTCTAATAGCAAGTCTCTCCTGCAGCATCTTGAGCCAGATTCCAAATTAAAAAAACATGATGTTTTAGTATTTAAAATGATCGACAATCCCGAGCCCAGCCATGTAGGCGTCTACTTGGGAGAAGAAATGTTCCTCCATCACCCTCGAAACAAATTTCCGAGCACTCAAAAACTTACCCCCGCATTGAAAAAAAGGGTATGCAAAATATACAGAAACCCTGACTTAAATGAATAGAGTTAAAATTACATTACATGGATCGCTAGCTACTGAAGTCGGAAGATCAGAATGGAATCTTCGTGTCAAAAATGTTCAAGAAGCTATTAGTGGAATCCAATCACAAGGGAAGAAATTTTATTCTGCTTTGATAAAGCAACAAGAAAAACATATAAAATATCGAATCCTTATTAATGGAGAGGATTTTTTTATTGAAGAAGGTAAAGACCCAGACACATTAGAAGGTCTACGCTCTTCTCAATTAGCTTTAGAGGAAATGCCGACTTTAAAAACTATAGACATAATTCCAATTATAGAAGGAGCGGGAGAAAACTTTTGGGACATATTTACTGTGATAGCTGGCGCAGCTTTAATATGGACAGGTTTAGGAGCTATTGCGGCAGGAGCTGCTTGGGCGAGCATGTATGGCATGGCGGTTATAGCAGGCGTTGGTCTTCTGGCGGCCGGGATCACAAATCTACTAACTCCTGATCCTGAGTTTGATGATTTCAGAGAAGTGGAAGGAGGAGGAAGACCTCCTTATATTTTTTCCGGGCCTCTAAACGTTACTAAGGAGGGCGGTCCAGTTTTTGTTGGATATGGCAGGCTGCTAGTGGGCAGTCAAGTTATCCAAGCCGCTATTGATTATTTTGACGAAGAAGCTGGAGTCCCTAAAAATGCTAATTCTAAGGGGTCGGTTATTTGGGGATTAACGAGTTACGGAATTAGAAATGAAATTGATAACATGGGCGGATTAGTAAATAGTAGAGTAGAAGTCATTGGAGTACCAAAAAAACTAGAATAACATTATGTTTGGAGGCGGAGAAGATAAAAAAATAGCACGGCCTGCGGTCACAGACCAAGGAGGCGTACAATTATTAGGGAGCGGCGCAAAACTTTTCGTCGTCGATTCTGATGCCGAAG